GTAAATGCGATCTGTGTGATTTGATCTTACAATGTCAGTCGTGCCGAGATCGTAAAGAATCTCTTGGCCTAACTTGCGTTCCTCATCAAGTGTTTCGGCAAACTCTAACTTTGTGCCTTTAGCCCATCTTGACTGGCTGCCCAAATCCATCTCATCGCCAACATTTAATACATAATCAAATTTTTCATGCCTTGCCATTTTAATAAGGTTTGCAACAGCTTTAGGATGGTGCAGCGGTATTTGTAAATCTGGCGTAACTAGATACCTGCGGTTAGCTTTAATCGTCATCCTCATCGTCAGTTGGATCAATTGACGGAATAATGCCGCCATCGCCTACGACCCAGTCAGGAAATGTTCGATGCTCAGTCATTAACCAAAAAGCATATTCCGGCGTAAATCCTGCTTTTCTAGCTGCTTTGTAACATTCATGCAAAGCCATGTAATGTTGATCTATCTTTGTTAATGGCTCAGGAGTGTGGCGAACTATTCTCCGATTAATTTTTTTTCGTTTAGCGCGTTTTCGTGTGTTCGCCATGATTAAAATTATGACTTAGATATTATTGTAAATAATTCATCGACACGCGCTTCAAGTCGATTTAACTGATCCTTCATTGAAGTGCCCCCATTTGGTCGCAATTCGTTAAGCCAGCCTTTAATAAGAAAGCGCAGACCCAGCAATAGACTTGTTACGACGGCGCAGATACCAGTGGCAAAGCCATCCCATTCGTTTGGTGTCATTTTGCATTGATTCCGTAATCAACCTCTAACCCAGAGTTAGGGTCTAAAGCTTTGACAACTGGAGCCACAATTGAACCAAGTAATGCTGCATAAGCAGGATGTAAGTCAGCTGCAATCGCCAGCGCACAGGCAACGCCACTAGCTGCAACAGCTCTTAAATATGACTTAATTGCTGCTTTGTGTTTTTTAGTTAGTTTCATTTAGTTGCCTTTCAGTAGTGGGATATCAAACTTTTCGCCAGTTGCATTTGGCTTAAAGCTTATGTGGATATGCTTGTCGTGGGGATTTATGCCAGTATATTTTCTAAATTTCCACAGCGATCTAGGACTAGCAATTTTGCTAGCATGTATTATGTAAGATATACGCTTATCTTTTTTTGCTGCCAGTCGTAGCTGATCTGCCAAAGCATAACTAATCCCTTGTTCGTTAGATAAGCCAGCGTCAATGTCCAGCGCACATACTTCAGCTGTGTCGGGTCTTGGGTTATGGTCGGATTTTCTTGATTGATGCTTAAGATCACCGATCCATCCATCAGCTTTCCTGCTGCGATCCAAGAAAGTATCATTTATCTGATCGCGCAAGGTTTCAGCAGCTTTAGATAGATAAGGCTTCATTAGCCAAGTAACAATTTTGCTTCATCAGCAGTCAAACCAAGACGATCAAGAATTGCGTGGCGTTGTGCTGTTTTTGCTTCGGCTTCGGCTTTTCTTGATGCTTCATTTGCTGCATCTAATTCCATTTGAGCAATTTCCTCAGCAGTTGCATCTCTGACAATTTCCTCGCCAGTTTGGCAATTAACAATTTTAACTTTTGGTATAGATTTGCTCATTATTTTAACCCATACAATCTGATAGAGGTGTTTGTTTTGTTTGAAAAAGTGCCCGATGCAGATGTTCTAACAATATCAATTGAAGTTATTGCTGATGTGCTTTCATATCTCATTTGGTTTGGAAGAATTGATCTGTACCCCCCACCATTATTTTCAAACCATTGTGCTGAATATTCATACATTTTTAATTTGGTTGTGCTTGAATAATTACTTATTTTCAAATAACCGCGTAGATCGTCAAAAGCAAGTCCTCTATTTACGCCTTCACCAAAAGCAGGAAGATAACTAATACTAGTTCCACTAAAATTTGCAAAGTTAAGTGTTGAAGGCGAATCAGTATAAAAATTTAATCCATTGTAATTTGTGCCAGAATCATTATTTAATCTAATTCTAAATTGAGCAGTAGTTGATGAATGTTCAATACCTGTAAATTCAAGTAAAAGATCTGTATAAGTTGCTGGAATTGATGATAAAGATAAACTTGACAATGCACTAGCAGTCGTTTCTGAAATCAAAGTCATACCACCACTAGAAGGCGTAGCCCAACTTGGCACACCACTAGCAACAGTTAAAACTTGTCCAGCAGTTCCAATTGCTAATCTAGTATTTGTATTTGATGTTGATGATCGATAAGCTATATCACCAAGAGTTGTTTCAGGATTTAAGTTTTTGACTGTTGTGTCAATAGCTGTGCCAAGTGATCTAATGGCAGCTGCACCATCTTTAACTAGATCGGTGTCTGCTGGTGTTGTCCAGCCATAATTGGTAGTTGTTGGCATTTTATCCTTTTCCTATGCGACTATTGTAGCGTATTCCCATGTCAGAGTTGTGCTTAAAGTGTTCCAAGCCTCAGTTATTGGCGTGGTATTCCAACGCATCGCAACCTGACTATAAGATGTTGGCGATAGCGTTAAAGTTATGAACAATTGATTAAAACTGACTGACCAAGACCAACCCTCGACATAACCTTCAAATTCACCATTTGAGATTTGAATTGGCAGGTTTTTGAGATTAACTGGCATTCCAATAAATGTGCCAAGCAGCGCATCACGATCAGCATCATCAATTTCTGGGTTATTAATTGGGAATGTAATTGTGTCAAATACTGGCTGCGGATAAGCGCGTTGATTTATGTATCGATCAGCAACCGCTTGGGCATCTGTGGCATCATGCAAAACTGTGTTTATAGTTTCTGATTTATAGCCATAGGTTGCAATTGATGTAGCATCACTAGCTGTTTTTTGTGAGCCAAAATTGTTGCCATAATTGATGTAAATATCGTTTCGAATATCTCCAGCCCTTGTCGTAGTCCGTAATCCTCGACCTAAAGCATGATTGGCACTTAACTCAACATAACCATTGGTAAGCAGATAATTCTGTCTGTGATCGGCATCGGCATAACCAACATTTCCTTGATTGTCCTCATATAAATAACCAAACGCTGAATTGGCAATTTGCGCAGCTATGTTGTAAATGGTATCGGCTGATGCTGATCTGTTTTCCATTTCATAAAGTCCGGGTGTATCTATCTCACCAAGTCCTACATCTTGAGCATTCGCCCATGTTTCAGTTGGATCATAGCCAGACCAAGTTTCAGCTGCTGGCACTTCATTCCAACTGCCTAGCAATAAATCATCAAGCAAATCTAATATCTGATTACCATCATAATCTTGACTTAATACGCCATCAGTTACAGTTTTTTGCAGTTTAGCCAAAGCACCAAGAGCAATTAACTTATATGCAATAACTGTAGCTTTTGCACCAGTATCTTGAACCTCAACAGTAAGATCAGTAATGTTGCCACCAAATAGGCTGACATAAGTTCCGCTTGTATCTTTGATCTGTAATGTCAAACCATCGTTAATGTCAAAATCATAAGATTCGCCATTTAAGGCAAGGATTGTGCAGCTGATGTAGGATGCTGATGGCTGAGAATAGATATTAGTTCTACCAGCGTTGTGAGTTAAATTTGCAATTGTTACATCGGTATATTGAACACCCTCCACCAATAATTTCCAATCACAATTAAATGCACTCATTAAGCCTGTCCAAATGGTGTGCCGATATAAGCTCCACCTCTGCCTTGAGATTGATTGACGGCATCAATTAATGTCCTAACAGTTCCTTCGGGATCACCTGCAATTCCAATGTTCACAGTTACCGGAGATACTTGCCCAAATGGAGTTCCCATAGGATTTAACTGAGTGCCAGTTGCCATTCTTGCAACATCAAATCCTTGTGCATAAGCAAGCGATAATTGATTTTCAATTGCAGTTGCTTGAGCATTTGTTAAGCCACCACGACCAACGCCAGCACCACCAGCAGCTCCACCAATACCAGCCAAACCAGCACCTAAGCCACCAGTTGAAGCAATAGCTGCATCAATGGCTGCTTTAGTTGCGGCATTAATTGATGAAGTTTGAGCTGCACCAATTCTGTCTATTTTTCCAATGTCTGCGCCTGTTTTAACTAAGTTTATTCCATCAATAACTTTGTTAATTCCATCAATGACGAAATTTAATACTGGAGTAATTGCTCCAACAATTGTGCCAAATGCGCTAACTATTGCAGCTGCTGCTTTAGCACCTACATCAATAAGAAATCCAAATATCTTAGAAACTATTGGAAAAACGACCTCACGCAATAACTGGGCAAATTCATCAAAGTTTTGTCTATTTCTTTCAATAGCATCTTTGATTGTGTTCCATGCTGACTTAAACTTATCAACAATTGGTGTTCCGTATTGGAATATGTAACCAATCAATCTTTCAA